GCAGTACGTGCATCAGACGTTCGCTACCAGGGAATCGGTCCAAGCGGCGCATCGCCGAATCGACGAGCTCAAGGGAGTGCCGCGATGAACGAAGACATGAAGTTCGAGAAGGACGCGCTGATCAGGCGTGACATCCTGCGCATGGTTGATTCCGGCAAGGCGGCCGGCGGCGTGAGCGGTCGGCTTGTGATGAGGATTCTCGGCGGCGGTGCCAGTGGGCCGCAGGACGATGATGAGCTCGTCGGCCTGTGCGTTGACCTGGTCAACGCCGGGCTGCTCACGACGACAGACATGCGCAAGCGAGCCACCGAGCGTCGCACGCTGGACAACACGGTGTATGCGATCACGGCCAAGGGCACGGGCGTACTCGCCGGCGTTGAACGGTGCCCGCTGGTTGCAGACGACAGGATCGAACGATGAGCAAGTGGCAGGTGTATCGCAGCTTCTGGAGCATGTGGGTTCCTGTCACGGCGGACCGCGCGGCGGAACTGCTCGTGGAGTACGGCCTGCGCGTTCGCTTGATCTGAATCGAAAGCTGATAGCTGACGGCTGGTCGCTGACAGCTTCACGGGCATGGAGGCCCGAACACGTGAGTCGCAAGTACAAAGTCGATGAACTGCTGGCTGATCTGACCGACGCGGAGCGCGCCGAGTACGACGCGATCCTGCGCCAGCCGGCATCGACCATCGATGACCTGATGGAGTGGTTCGCCGGCAGAGGCTGCCAGATCAGCCGCGGTGCGGTGTGGAAGCATCGGAAGAACTACTCCGAGGAACTGGACTCGATCCGCCGTTCGGCCGAGATGGCCCGTGCCTTCGCGGACGTCGCCCGCACTGAAGGCGTGGAGTCGATCAGCGATGCAGCGCTGTTCCGCCTGTCACAGGTGGTGATGGAGCAATCGTTCCGCCTGGACGCCGAGGGCGACCTCGATCCGAAAGACCTGGTCAACATGACCAAGGCGATTCGCAACCTGCTCGGCGGCAAGCGTGAGGTCGAGGAGTTGAAGCGCCAGCAGCGTGACGCGGTGGACGCGGCCAGCCAGGCGGCGCAGGCCGGAAAGAGCGGTGTGGATGTGGTGGACACGATCAAACGAGCGTTGGGGATTTCGTCCTGATGGACAACGGCGTGTTCAACTTGCTCTGCCCGTATCAGATCGCCTGGGTGCGTGAAGACGCGCCGTTGGCGATGGGCGAGAAGAGCCGCCGCATCGGCTGGACGTGGACGCAGGCCCTGCGTGAGACGCTGCACCTGGCCGAATGCGACCCGCGCCGCCCGGAGAGTTCATGGCACTCATCGGCAGACATGAGCGCATCGGCTGAGTTCATCGAGGAAGCGACGCGATGGGCGGAGATGGTCAACGTCGTGGCCAAGTTCACCGGCGAGCCGGAAGTGATCGATGAGCAGGAAGGGATTCTCGCGTTCGTCTTGCGCTTCGCCAACGGCTGCAAACTCGTCGCCGGGTCGAGCAACCCCAAGTTCTTCCGCTCGAAGGGCGGCCGCGTCGGCCTCGATGAGTTTGCCTTCCACCAGAAGGCTCGCGAACTCTACAAAGCGGCGCAGGCGTCGGCTCTGTTCTGGGGCTTCCCCTGCCGCATCTGGTCGACGCACAACGGGCCGAACAGTCAGTTCAACCTGATGATCCGCGCGGCCCGCGAGGGCAAGTTGAACGCTGCGATCCATACTGTGACCATCCTGGACGCCGTGCGCGATGGCATCGTCGAGCGCATCCTCATGCGCAAGAAGCGGCTCGATCACGTGCCCGAACCGGATGAAGGGGTTCGGCGCGAATGGCTGGCCGAGATGCGGTCGACGTGCATCGATGACGACCAGTGGAACGAGGAGTACATGTGCATTCCGTCGAGCGATGCCAGTTCGCTGCTCAGTTACGAGCTGATCGACTCGGCGACCACGGAGAACCTGAAACTCGTCGACTCCTTCAATGACGTCTCGCGGGACAAGGGGATGTACTTCGCCGGCTACGACGTGGGCCGCAAGCACGACTACTCCGTGCTGTGGGTGGCCGAACTGCTGGGTGATGTCCTGTGGACGCGGATGCTGAAGGTGTTCGATCGCACGTCGTTCCCGGTTCAGGAAGCGGCGATCAATGCCCTGATGGCGAACCAGCGTGTACGGCGCATCTGCATCGACGAACAGGGCATCGGCGCTCAGATTTCGGAGAACGCCATTCGCCGCTTCGGCCCGGCCCGCGTGGAAGGCGTGAGCTTGAGCGCTCCGGCGAAGGCGACGATTGGCATGGTCTTCCGCGATCGGTTCCTCGATCGCCAGATTCGCATCCCGAACTACGTTGACTGGGAAGCGTTCGACGATCGGGATGCGATCAACCGCATCATCAACCGTCGCGATCTGCGTCAGCGTCGACATCGCGATGACTGGCTGAAAGAGGATCTGCACAAGACGAAGAAATCGGTCACCGCCGCGGGCAACGTGCGCCTCGCCGCGTCCAGCGACGATGCCGGCCACGCCGACGGCTTCTGGGCCGGTGCCCTGATGGTCGAAGCGGCGGGCAGCGGCAAGGTCGCGCCCTACCACCGCGTGAGCGAGCAGGAGGTGCCCGCTGGCTGGTAACTCTCGCAATTCCGGTCTGGCCATCTGGCCGGATGAACTGGACGGCTACAACCGGTCGGCGCTTGCCGCCTATCCGGCGTTCCTGACCATGGCCGAGCGCGTGCGCCTCGAACGCATTCGCCAGGCCCGCCTGCTGTTCGACGGCCGCCACCAGGAGTTCTACCTCCAGGGCCGGCGCACGCAGTTCAGCTTCCGCGATGTGCGTGTGCAGGACGGCACGATCCGCCCGCTCTACCTGCCGTGCAACGTGCTGAAGCTGGTGAGCATGAACGCCGCCGATCTGCTGATGGGCGAGATCCCGTTGCTGTCATCCGAAAGCGAAGTCCACAACGTTGCCCTCGACGCTCTGGCCGATCGGTGCAGCCTGCACCAGGTTCTTTACCAGGCGGCGGTGGACGCAAGCGCCGAAAGCGAAGCGTTCCTGGAGGCCGTGATCTATTCGGGCCAGGTGTACATCAAGCAAGTCGACGCCGATGAAGTCTTCCCGGTCGGTCGCCTGCTGCCTGACGGCCAACATGCGTCATACATCCGCCGCCAGATTGACAACGTCGGCACCGAAGCGACGCCGATCCGCGTGATGTTGGAGACAACCTACAGGACTGGCCGTATCGAGCGGCACTGCTATCAGTTGGACAGGGACGGCAAGAAGCTGGCGCCGGAACTGTCGCTTGAGCAGTGGCCGGCGTTCAAGCCAACCGAGAAATCGTCGATCGTTCCGCAGGCAATCCAACAGACCGGCATCACCTGGAACACGATGGTCTGGGTGCCGAACCTGATGGTGCGGCAGCGCGCGGTCAGCGACTACGACGGCGGCGTCGTGAGTCTGCAGGACGCACTGAATGCGAAGAACTCGCAACTCGCGGTTGTGCTGCTCAAACATGCACAGCCGAAGCTGCTCTTGCCCGAAGCGCATGGGGCGGACGGGGAGACGGCCAAAGGCAGCGATGAAGTCTTCTACCAGCGGACCGGCGATCCGACGCCGCAATACCTCACATGGGAAGCGCAGCTCGACGCGGCCCAGAAGGATCGCGCCTTCTGCCTGAATCAGATTCTCGTGCAGACCGAGACCTCTCCGGTATTGCTCGGGCTGAAGGAAGGCGCTGCGCCGGACGCCTATCGCAAGGTGCGTCTGGAGGCCTTCAACAGCATCACGAAAGCCGCCCGTCGCGCGGTGTACTGGACGCAGGGCATCCGCACGGTCCTCATGGTCGCGTCCATGCTGGATCAAACGATTCCAGGCACTCGGTACGACATCGCCGACATCGGCGTGGAGCTCCGCGACGGTATCCCCGTCGACGCCGTCGATCGTGCGACGGAACTGGCCACGCTCCGCAGTGCCGGGCTCAAGAGCATCCGCAAGGGCGTCATGGAACTGGTCAACGATCCGGCGGCGGCAGAGGAGGAGATTGCTGAACTGGTTGCCGAACGCGCGGGCGCCACGCCAAGCGTGCTGTTTGCGCCGGGAAGTGACGACGAGGAAGTGTGACATGAAGTCCGGACTGAAGACCCTATTCGCCGGCGGACGGCGAGCAACATCGAAGGAGCCAGACATGGCTAAGAAGGCGACAGAGACCACCGCAACGCCGGCGGACAATGCCGGCGAGCAAGAGCCGCAGACGATTGACGTCGCTGCGATCACGAAGGCCGCGGTCGATGCGGCAACGCAAGCGGCGAGCGCCGCCGTAGCGGAAGCGATCGAGCCGCTGGCGCGACGGATCGAAGGTCTGACGCAAGACGGCGACGAGCCGGCCATCGTCGGCATGCCGACACCGACCGTGGGTCGCATCGTTCACTACCACTTCAACGACTCGTCTCTCGGTCGAGCCGGCGTCGAACCACATGCAGCGATCGTGGTGGGTGTAAACGGTGACCGATCGGTGAATGTCGTCGTGTTCGACACCTACGGCAAGATCATCCCCGTGGCGAATGTGACGCTGGCGCAGCGCGGCGACGACACTCCGCACTGGCACTATTGCAGTTGGCCGTTCGCTGTGGAGGTTGACGTGGTTGACGAGTCCGACAGCGACGCCGACGGCGAGTAGCAGTCCAGGCGTCACGGTGCGGAGACGAACATGGCATGGAGCCTCAAGAACCTATTCGCCGGCGTACGGCGAGCAATGAAGAAGGAGCCAGACATGGCTAAGGAAACGACAGAGACCTCCGCGACGCCGGCGGGCAATGCAGGCGAGCAAGAGCAGCAGACGATCGACGTCGCTGCGATCACCAAGGCCGCAGTCGATGCGGCAACGCAAGCGGCGAGCGCTGCCGTGGCCGAAGCGATCAAGCCGCTCGGCCAGGAGATCGCCGGCCTCAAGGATGGGCTGGGCAAGGCCGCCACGCCGGACATGGTCAATCAGGCCATCGCCGAGCAGATCGCCACGGCCAACGCCGACCAGGCGAAGAACGCCGATCGGTCGAAGTTCATCACCGCCAAGATGGGCGATGTGCCCGAGGTCTATCTCGCCAAGCTGGGCACTGACCCGGCGCAGTTCGCCGCCGAAGAGCAGGCCATCCGCGAGGCCCTCAAGGCGGACCTGGCGAAGCTGGGCGTGAAGACTCCCGACGTCGGCGGCGATGCCGGCGGCGAGAAGGTGGCCGGTGCGGTCGATACCAGCAAGCTGTCGGCCATCGAACTGATCGGCCTGGGCGTCAAGGAAACGAGCGGCGGGTCGACCAGCGCCGCCGACGCTGCACCCGCCGCCGACGCTGCGGCCGAGGCCGCGCCTGCCAAGTAGACCGGCCATCGTCACAGCGAAGCGATCATGCTTCGATGGGAACCTGAACTTCACACCTGAACTCAACAAGGAACACGACTCATGGCTATGACACTTCTCCAAATGAAAGCGCAGTTCCAGGACCCCATGCGGCAGGGGATCGTGGACATGCTCTGGCAATCCAGCCGCGTGATGAGCCGGCTGAACTTCATCAGCCAGAAGGGGATGACCTACCCCTACAAGCAGCGCACGAAGCTGCCGGGCGTCGGCTTCCGCGGGCTCAATGAGAACTACACCGCCACCGCCGGCGTGATCAACCCGGCCGTCGAACGCCTGGCGATCCTCGGCGGCACCATCCGCACCGACGCGGTGATCATCGACATGAAGGGCGACGGCGCCCGCACCAATGAGATCGCCGCCCAGATGGAAGCGGCGGGCAAGTTCTTCGACAAGCAGTTCTTCAACGGCTCGACGGCCGACGACGTCAAGGGCTTCGACGGCGTCAAGGTGCGCCTGACCAATGCCCAACTGCTCACCCAGGCTACAAACGGCGCTGCCGTCACCTGGTAGAAGGTCGTCGAGGCGCAGGATGCGGTCGAAGGCGCGAACAACACGAAGGTGCTGTTTATGAACCAGACCAACCGCCGCAACCTGATCGCCGACGCCCTGGCCGACGTCAACGGCAAGATGCTGGTCGAGATCAATGCGGCGACCGGCAACTACAGGTTCAACGGATCGGAGATCGTCGAGGTGTTCTACGACGAAACCGAGACCGCCATCCTGCCCTTCACCGAGACGTGCGGCAACGTGTCGACGTGCAGTTCGATCTACTGCGTCCAGCCCGGCGGCGCGGTGGACGAGCGCGGCGTGCAGGGCATCAGCGGCCTGTCGCAGAACATCCAGCACCGCGGCCCGTTCACGTACTCGACGTACGTGGAGGACGCGGTCGAAATGGTCGGCGGCATCGGCCTGTTCTCCGGCCATTGCGCCGCGCGACTCCAGGGCCTCAAGGCGGCCTGACCCCCGGCAAGTGAACCGACGCGAGTGATCGCTGAACTCTGACCACTGAACCCTCGAAGGAACCTACAACCATGCTTCCTGCTCTGCTGATTTCCGTGCCTCTGCTCGCGGCCCTGGTGGCCTTGGGCATGTGGCTGAACACGTCCCACATCCCCGGCCCCTACGACGCCAACATGCTCATGGAAGGCGCCGACGGCGTCACGAAAACTGCCACCTACAACGGGGCGGCACTGGACCTGGGTTCGGGCTACGCGCCGGGTGGCATCGGCCAGCCGGCCGCCGCTGTCGCCCAGGTCGATGACCTGGAAACCGATGACTCGAGCGCGTCGTACAGTTTCACGCTGGAGGAATCGTCGGACGGCATGACGTACACCGCCGCCGGCCCGGCGATCGAAGTGGCTGCGGCCGGGGCGATCAGCATCCCCGGCTTCATCTCCAGTCGGTACTGCCGGCTCAAGTGCACGATCGCCGGCGCGACGCCGAGTATCACCTACAGCGCCCACCTGGTGCCGGTCGGCCATGTGGGCTGACCGCCAGTGGACCTGTCAGTATGCCTCTCTCCCCACGGGGGGATGGGAGAGAGGTTTCTGACCGGCCTACGCCGGCCCCGGACAACGGAGTGTCCCTCGATGCACCTATACGCAGACACACTGACGCGATGTGAGCCGACCTGCCCGACGTTCACGCCAGCGAGCGGCGCGATCTGGGTCATCATCGGCTCGGGCATCGGTGCAGCCGATGCCTATCGAGCCTGTCGAGAATTGCTGGCCGTTGTGCCGCCGGCGATATACACCGCCACGTGCAACGCCGGCATCGAGATCGAGCCGACGCCGACCATCTACTGGCTGACTGATCCGGTCGCCGCGGAGAAGCATCTTCAACAGGCGATCGAAGCCCGTTCACGTGGCTCGCGAATCGCCACGTCGATCCACACGCTCAAGCATGTGCCACAGATGGCCGAGGTCGCGACCGACTGCTACGTCTACTCGACGCAGTGGCTGCAGGCGTGGACGCCCGGCCGGCTGTGTAACGGGCGCACGAGCGGATGCTTCTTGGTGCAGCTCGCGGTGATCAGCCAAGCGGCGAGCGTTCACATGATCGGCATGGCCGGCTATCGCTCCAACCGGCACGGCCTGGTGCGCGACTACGACGACGGTCGAGAGGGCCTGGCAATGCACGGTCGCACGATGGCCTTCTACGGCCCGATGATGCAGAGCATCTTCGACCAGTCGCCGGATGTCGAGTTCATCTTCCACGGCAAGCCGAACTGGCCGTGGTCCGGTCGCAACGTGCGAATCGTCGACTACTCACCGCAGCGCATGGCTGAAGGAGCATAGTGATGTACCACCTGACCAGCGGAGAAGCCGCCAAGGCGACAACGAACGATGACCCAATCATCCTGATCGCAGCCGATGACCAGGCCACGTTGTCGCACGTCGCGATCACCAACGAAGGGGGCATGTCGGGGCTCTGGTCGATCGACGGCGGCGACACGTGGATGCGGCTGAGTGCTGGTGTGTTGTTCGAGGCCATGGATGGGGTCGCCATCAGGAACAAGGCGGTCATGGCCAAGCGGGTATCGGGCGGCGCGAACTTGACCGGACTGTGGGCCAAGGCCTGGTGACGAATCTGGAGACACGCGATGAGTCATGCAGTAGCAAGAGGCGTCGGAGACAC